CCGGAAGGAGTCACCGGCAAGTTCCGCACCCATAGCGAATTGTCCAAACTCCGGAGAAACCTCCGTAATTACATCCCCCATTGCATTAAATGAACCCCCTAATTCCCTTGTTTCTCGGCGCAAACGGCGCAAATTATTACCGGCTTTTTTGGCAGATACTTGGATTGTTTGCATGCTCTGCTTTTGTACTTTCGCCGCTTGTTTCGCCGCTTTATTGGCCGCTTTGAACTCTTTTTCAAGAGCATTCACCATTTGGCGGGCTTCCTTGGCCGTCATTCCCGGCATTTTCTTCAGATTGGAAAGCAGATTTTTAAGATCTGCTTTCATTTCAATTATGATTTCCTTGCGTTCTTTCTCTGCCATAAATTCACTTTTTCATGAGTTTAATAGTATCGTTTGCCAAAGTTCCGATAACCAAATTTGTTTTTTTCTTCGTCGGTTTCCATAGTAATTCGTTGGCAACCCGTCTACCTAAAGGTAAGTCAATTCGAGTCCTAGCCCCTACTTTGATAGCAAATGCATATTCGGCATCACATCCGACGCGCGCCACGATTTCAAAATCTGTTGTAACGACCACTTCGGAATAAATTTTACTCCGGCTATTTTTAGAAGCGGGATTGATAGAACCGTCCTTTCTGCGTCTTACCGGCCAATCGTCACGGGCACTTTCTGCAATTTCTTCAACGATTTGGTTAAGCTGATGTTTGGTTTCAGGTAACAGTTTATCCAAAACGTTATTAAATGTGTTCATTAAATTATCGGGCAATATAACGGTAGAATTACCCGATTTAATTGTGATTGGTTTTCCCATGTGCTATCCGATAGTTATATTTTTCACGTCGTTTTTTGCGTTCTTGTGTGGTTTCGTTGCTCAAAATGTAATCTGCTATCAGATTTTCCTGTGTTTCCCTATCGAGTGTATCAAACCAATTCGGTTCCTTGCTCCAAAATCTTGAAATTCTTATCCCTAGATGCTCCCATCTTCCATATTTTCCGAAGGAAAAAAATCCTGTTTCTCTTCAATTACCTCCGTTCGTGGAAGAGATCGAGCCATATCCGACAGTAATTCTGTTCCGACATCGTACACATCAGAACCGGCCACTTTTAGCTCTAAAAGACGTTCTAAACATTTATACCCATAAGATATGGGGGTATCCTTTGGGGGGCGGTATTTGGGAAGAATAGCGTGTTTATCAATATATATACCGATAGCCGCGGCACATAATCGAGCATTTGATATGGCGTCCTCCGACGTAGACCAAGCAATTGCAAATTCAAAAAGAAGGGCAAGTGATTTTGGTTTTTCTACTGTAATTTCTTTGTTACCAATTTTGATTGATTTCATGGTTTGTCCTGTTTTATAGTTCCGCGAACGTCACGCCCCCGTACGCGGTAAATGAGATAGAGAATGAACTTGGGTCACCCTCGGCAAAAGAAACCGTGCATACGGCCTTACTGAGGGTAGCAGAATGATCCAAGGATTCCAAAGAGGTTGCTTCAACTTTGTAAACAATATCGATACAATAGTGTTCGACAAACGGAACCCCGGAACCGGTGGAAACGTTACCGCTATATGCCCCTGTTTTATTGATAAAGTCAAGTATGGAACCCGTTTCAGATGGATCTGTAAACTGTCTCATATATGCGCTAAAACTTCCTGTAATCGGTTGCTCGTCCCCTTTACGAATGGTTACGATTGCGTTTCGATCTCTTATTACTGTTTGGTCATCTTTGGCAACGTCAAAAGTAAAGTTACCTTCTTCGTAGCTGATTTCAAGAGTGTTTGTTCCACCCGAATCTTGTAAAGTGATTATTCCGTCTTTTCGTACCTTTGGAATGGTTGAGTAAGCCATTTTGAACCCCTATAATGTATGGAAAATTGTAAAAGTGAGTGTATGGATCATGTATTCGTTACTGTCGGTTGCGCTTCTCGTTGCTGTTTCAAAACGTAACTGGATTCCGGATTTTATGCTTGCATAAGATTCTAAAATTTGATTGATTACGGTTCTCTCGACAGCCAAAGCATTATTATAATCAAGAGGATAAGCGTCAGTAGGTCGCAATCTAAAAGCAAACTTAACTTCGATTTGTGTTTCGACATAGACACCTATTGTTCTTCTTTGCCGTTCCGGGGCTTGTTGTGTGGTTGGAAGAGCCACAACAAAACCCTTGTGCGCCAGTGTATTTTGTATACGTCCAAAATAATTAGGTAAGGTAGGACTTTCCCGAAACCCGGTAAGAAGTGAAATTTGGGACGATATCGCTTGTTGTATTTCATTCAGACCTAACCCCATCAGTAACGCCTAAATCTATAGTTTCTTCCACTTGTATTCAAAAATATAACTGGTTTAGACGCGGTTCTTTTGTTTGGTTCGTCGGGTGTTAGATTATGGGTTTCGTCGTAAATAAAGTTTAGTGAATCCCATTCACCCGTATACATCCTGTAGTGCTCTTGTGCTAGGTCTAAAAAACGGCCGTTCGATTGCCCCAAAGAAGAATGAAAATCTCTAAAAATCAAATATAGGGTTAAGTGTTTGTGGGATTCGGCAAAGCTTTCCGGGGACATTACCAAATATTCGAACCCTCGTCCTTGGTTGCGTATCTTCCTCAAAATCGTATACCAAGCTTCATCGATATAGTTTTGATAACTTGATAAAGTCGAAGGTCGGAGAGATTCAAGATCGGAATAGACGGCCGTTAAATCAATGTCAGAAATTACCGGATATAGCTTTCTTTTAACAAGGGACGCAACCCGGCGGAAAATGATTTCTACTCCTGCAATGGTCGCTTTAAACTCTTGTATATAACCTTCTCCTAATGTTCGAGTAGTCGGTAAATCTGAAGCCGGATGTGTGAACGAAACCGTTCCGGACGGGTCTATAGATGCAGTCTGATCATCCGTGATTTTTTCCCCATTTGGATCCACTAGGGTGTATTTTGCACTCGTTGGAATTACTTGTGCATTATCTCTATATATTTTCAGTTGCGTTACTTGTGCTTTATTTCTTTCCAGTAACTCAACCGATCGAATTCTTGCAGAATATGGGGTATCACTCATGTTTCTATGCTTGCTCGAAAACAACCGCCCAATTGGAGCCATCACAAACGACCAAAGCAGCCTTACCAGCAGCCAAGCCGGAACCGCCAATTATTGGGGTAGTATCTGCCTCTTGAATCAATAAAGCATGACCCGAAGCGGCCGCGTTTTTTATCCAAAACAAAACACCGTCCTTCTTTGCCGGGACCCGAATATCTGCATTAGAGCCTTTCGAGTTTGTAATAATCTGATAGGTACTATCGGCATAATCAAGAACTTTATCACCAGTTATGGTTTCGATGTTTACTCCTCCTTTTTGGACGAGATGACGCGGAACTTTAAATTCTGCTTTGTCTGTATATTTACCCATTTTTGTTTCTCCTTTCTTGACGTTCAATTCTTTGAATTACTTCTTTTCGTGCTTGTTCTTGGGTGACCTTGTCCCCGGTTGCGATTCGAAACCGACGCGCCGTCCGGGCTATTGCTTCTTGCTTGCTTACCTTACTCATACAGAGAATAACCCTTTGATTCAATGTTTTTAATCGAATCCTTAAGCAGTTTATCTATATTCTGATGTTTAGCCAATTTTACAGCATTTTCCGGGATGTGTTGATCTTTTATGTATTTGTCGATGCTTCTTCGGTTATCAATCATCATTAAACGGATGAAGTGTGGGTGAGGTAAGTCAAACACTTTCTTTTTCATGAGTTCCCGACGAAACGTATTAAAAGAATCATAATCATAACTTTTTACCACAACCCGCCCCACCTGTTCAAGAACTTCAAATTTATCCGTGTAGTACGTTCCACCTTTGGCCGGGTAACCCACAAGATAATCAAACTCTGTGGGTTCCAAAATCCTTAAGCCGCGGTTTCGATACTGAGCTTTTGCAACCGAATCGTCCGCCCTTTTTCCATTTGAACGTACTTCGTTTACACCGTCGGTGATTACCAAAGTTGTGAAAACAGGTAACAACAAATGTATTGTTTTTGTTCTCTTTTCCGTTGGTTGCTTAAAAGAAATCAGTTCCCAATTTTGTGGATGATGCATCCAAACAAAGCGGGGTGAAGGGGCAAGGTTTAACCGTGTATTGGCTTCTTTTTGAACCTGCCAAGGTTGTGCAAGTGTATTTAATTTCATCTTAATTGTTCCTGTTTTAAAATGAGTGAACAGAGACAAACAAACAGGAACAAAAAAGTTTATCCCTGTTCACAAATCTCTTTTATGTAGTTGATTTTAACAAGATACCTTTAGCATCGGTGATAATACCGATTCCAAGGTAACAATGCCCAATAACGTTGGTTAGTGCCGACATTCCAGTTCTTTCCATTTCTACAAGAACTTTCCCTTCGGTGATAAAATCAACCGCATTTGGTAAACTCATGGGGATACCATCGGCGTAACCCAAAGCACCTTTTGAAATCATAAATGATTCATAAGCGCCGCCATTTGAGTTTACATAGGATGAACGGTAAAGATCAACCCCGAACAGTTTACCCATGTAGCCCTTACCTTTAGCCATTAACATGTCTTCCGTAGCTTGCATCATACTTACCGCGTTACTGGTTTCGTTACGCAAGCTGTCTTGAAGCTCTGTTAAGGCTTTTGGGTGTAGTACAGCGCAGAAATCAGGGTCTGCGCCCCGGAAAGAATCTGCTTGTTCGAGTCCAAATATTCCATTGAAAAATACATCAACTGAAAATTCATCACTTGCGTTACCTTTAAAAGCGGTAAACCCCGAAGCCGCGTCTGCTGTCATATCTGCAAATTTGGCTTCATAGCTGTTAGCCATATCGGCAGCAAGGATAAACGGGTTCAAATCCGCATCCCCGAAACCAACCATACTGGCAAGATCTGAAATTTTACGAATCAAGTACTTTCGTGCAACTGTGATGTTTGCAACTTCTGCATCTACGTCGTCAAAGTTACCACTGTTGTCTGTATCCTCCGCCGCGGAATCACGGAAAAGATTTCGGCCGTCTAAGCCGTATTTACGCACAGAAATAACATTTGATCCAAGCCCATTTACACTACCAACGTAACTG